GGTTGTGCGTGCCTTTCAGCGGTTTGAGCTTCAGGGTGAGGGTGACTTCGGCAGCTTTTTCGTTGGTCAGCACGCGGCTTGCGGCTTCGCAGACGACTGCGGTCAGGGTGCTGGCGGTAATGCCGGCGTTGAGGTCGTTGATGACGTCGGTGTAGTCTTTCATGGGTTGTCTCCGGTTGTGGATTGTGGGTTTTAATTCCCCCGTTTTCGGGGTATTTAGGTTCGTGATTTCTATTGACGGTAGTTGTCAAAGAAAGGCTTAAGTTCTTCAGGTGCAATCTCAAAATCGTGCCATTTGCTTTTACCGTTGCTGATAGTTATGGTCGTCATAAATCGGATGTGTTCTTTAGGAAATAAGTAACACTTTTCCAACTTATCTTCGTGATATCCAAAGGCAACAATGAAGTCTGCTAGCATTTCCTGTTTTTTAACGCTGAATGAATATCTGCGAAGGTCTTGGTTCTTGCAGTATTCTTTCTGGCTTGAGGCTTTAACATCTACTTTCATTCCATAAATTTCAAAATCATATTTGCTTTGGAATTTTTTCCGGTTCATGTCTATAGCGGCTGGCACAAGATTCATAAAATCACTTTCTGCCTTTGACGCCAACTTGTCCGTTTCAGAACCATATCTTGCTTTGTTTCCGGTTACTGGATGCCCTGCTTTTTGCAAATGCCAATACAATGTTTGCCATTTCATCCCTAGTTCATCAGCAGCATTTTTCAAATGTAGATGTTTGTCATAGACCGATTTCATTTGTTCGATTGGCGGTATCATTTGTTTCTCCTAGAACGGAATCATTGAATCATCGAAGTTGTCCTGCGGTGTCCAGTTGCCGCCCTGCGCTGCTGGGTGGCTCTCCGTTTGCCCGTAGTTCCCCGTCTGGCTGTAGCGCGCGCTTTTTTCGGCATCGGCTTTGCTTTTCTGCGATTTGTGCAGCATCGCCTGCATGGCGTCGTCGATGTCGGCAGCCGGCACGCCTGCGTTGTGTTCGCGGTAGCTTTTGCGTTCGGTGGTGTAGGCGGCAAAGAGTTCGAGCTTCGGCTTTACTTCGCCTTTGTAGTAGCTCCAGGTCTCTACAAACAGGCCGACGAAGTATTTGCCCAGTAGTTCTTGTGCGTTGATGCAGGCGGTTGGTTCGGTGTTTTTGGTCTGTGCGTTGTATTTCGGCACGGTGACGCTCGCCGGGGTAATGCCGGCAACGCCGCAGACACCCATCAGGCTTTGCAGCAGCCGCCATGAGTATTCATTGGCGCTGCCGTCGGCTTTAAGGTGCCAGATGGTGAAGTAGCCTTTTTGTTTATCGCGGGTGATGACGTCGAACTCGATGCCCTGCGCGCCGGTGTTCTGCGAGGTGACGAACTCGGCGCGGGTGATTTTGACGTGCTGCGCGGTGTTGCCGGGGATAAAAGTGGATGTTCCGGCTTTTTCGGCTTCTTGTTGGTCGAAGCGGATGGGTTGGTAGTTCATGCGGCGTCTCCTGGTTGTTCAGTTTGGGCTTCGGGCTGGTCTTCGGGTTGGGTTTCGGGTTCTTCGGGTTCGCCGATGCCGTAGTATTCACAGACGGCTGCGTCCACGGCAGCAAGGTCGTTGTCGATGAGGGCATCGGCAAACATGCCCGCCGGACTTTTGGTGGTGTCGTTGCCATTGTTCTGCGTGACAAAGCGGTATTTGCCGTCGATGACTTGGGTGCGCAGGACGATAGTGACCATGCCTTCCGGGGTGATTTTGTCGTCCAGCATCTTGCCGATGGTCTTGATGCTGGTGCGCCCTTGTTCGTTTTCCTGGGTGTGCGAGAGGATGTAGACGCGCTTGTCGGCGGGCAGGCTGGTGGCGACATTCAAGATGTCCCAGGCGTTGCGGCCGATGTCGTTGAATTTGTCGTATCCCTTTTCGTGGCTGCGGCGCATGAACTCGTTGGCCATGATGTACTGGAAGTCGTCGATGACGATGACCGGGGATTTGACTTTGGGCAGGGTGCGGCAGATGTGTTCGCTGTTGTCGCTGGTCATGCCCTTAAATTTGCCGCGGAAGGGGAGCGGCTTGCCGATGACGTTGATGAGCGCGGTTTGTTCCGGGTCGAGGTTGCGCAGGCTGTAGCTTTTGCCGCTGCCGGAATGTCCGAGGATGAAGGTAACGATTGCCATGTGGTTTACTCCTTGTTGATGTTGATGCGCCATGTAATTGACGCGGGTTTACGGTAGGGTTCGAGGTCTATGTCTTGCAGCGCCGGGATGGCTTTGTAGTCCACCGTCCCCTTGTTTTCGATGCGTTTCAGGGTGATGCCGCCAACGGCGAGGACGTCGCTGTCCGCTTCTTCCGCCAGGGCGATGAGCTGGTCTTTCACCGCCTGCTGCTGGCTTTGCAGCGCTTTGATTTGTGCGTCGAGGTCGCGGTATTCCTGCGCCAGGATTTGCGGCACTTCATCGGTGGCGGCTTCGAGGTCTCGGGCAAACTGCGCCCAGCCTTCCTTGATGCGCGTGAACCAGTCGGCATCGGGGAAGACGTCGGCGATGGCCATGTTGTCCGGGGTACCGTCCGACACCACGAACCAGCATTTTTCCGCGCCCGATACCATGAGCTGCTGTTGCACCTGCGCCATGTCGTGTTCGGCCAGTTCGCCACGGGTTGCCATGTCGAAACGGCGGCGGCTGGCGTCGCTGTCGCGCAGTAGCTTGTGTTCGATAATCAGCGTGCCTTCAAAGTTGATGCCGTCGAGGCTTGCCGCGATGCGGTCTTCGCCTTCGTACACGCAGGGGGTAATCGGTTGCCCTGCCGTGTCTTCGAGGTGCGGCAGGATGGCTTTTTCTGCGGCGTGGCCAGCGGCGTACAGTTCGCGCTGAAAGTCGCTGATTTTAGTGATGGCTCCCTGTTTTTCCCGCATGAGCTGTTCGCGGGTTTTGTAGGGGCTGATGCCCAGCATCGCGGCGGCGTCGGATGCGCCAAAGCGGGTCTGCCGCCACGCTTCCCATGCCGGGGTGTTTTGTTCGAGGTGGACAATGGTGCGGTTCATGCGGCTTTCCTCTCGCTGAGATATTTTTGTACGGCGACGCCAAGCTCCCCTATGGTTCCGCCTTCGAGTAGTTTGTCCTTAAGTACCGGCTCGTCGCCTTTGCTGTAGGTGCGGGCGTGGCAATGGAAAACACCGTTATCCCGTCGATAGATTTCGATGCTTATGGATTCGTTGTCGCGGCCGGCATGTATGGAAGCCATTTCATTCGTGTAACAGATGTTCAGGTAGTCGCAATGGTTGCCAAGCGGAATGGCAACGCGGCGCGCTTCTTTTGCCCAATCGGTACTCATAATGTTCATTTGTCGCTCTCCCAAAAGTTTTTGCAGGCGGTGATTTCGTCGGTGGTCAGGTCGTGGCGGGCGCATTGCTCCGCCACCCATTCCCGATGTGCTGCCGTCTTCGTCACGGCTGGCGGGTTGTCCTCGCCGCCCGGTACGATGGCGACCGTTATCAGCAGCGCGCCAGCGAGGATGTCTTCGAGCAAGGCGCTCATGCGGCCTCCCGGTCTTCAGCGCGGGCGATCAGCCATTCGCCGTATGCTTCGTCCGCTTCTTTTTGCAGGTCGCGGTAGGGGATGTAGGCATCAAGCATGTCGGCAAGGATTCCCGACCAGTCGCTTTCGTAGTAGTCCCCGAAGTCTTCGCGGTCGAGTTCTTTGCCTGCGTCGTCCAGGATGATGACGATGCTGCCTTCGGCTTTGACAAAGACGCTTTCGCTCACTTCTTCGCTCCATTCTTCCGGTTCCCAGTAGGTCGCTTGCCGCAGCAGTTTTTGTCCGTACCAGCGGCAGACGGTGATTTCGCTTTCGCCCCACCATTCAAAGGTGGGGTCCAGCCCGGCGGCGAGGGTTTTGAGGTTCAGGTTCATCTGTGGCTCCCATCGTGTTCGTTTCGATGGGTGCATCTTATCAAAATAAGATAAGAAAACAAGATTTGTGACAAGAAATCTTGTTTTATTCCTCTATTCCTTTGTTTTGCAAGGCGATAAAATCTTATCTTAAGCAGGGGAGCACTGTCTTTGGCAACAAAAAAACCGCCTCATGGGCGGCGTCAAATCCTCATCAAATCTCGTAAACCCGCGTGGTTGCAGGCTTCGCGCGTAGTTACGAGCGCAGCAAGGGGGGGGCGCCTGTCAAATGTTTAGGTAAAGAAAAACCCCGCGCGTGGCGGGGTTGCGTGATGGGGTATGAGGTCAGGCGGCAAGCGCTTCGCGCAAGTCCGGGGCGTCCAAGGTGCGGATGGCGGTTACTCCGGCAAGCAGGGTACTGGCTGCGCCGAAGTCTGCCGCGCCGTTTTCGAGGAAGGCAAGGCGGTGGTTCGGGTCATCGTTGAGCTTTACATCACTGAACTTGCCATGTACCTGATAGACGGCAGCCCAGTCAAGTTTGTTGCCGTCTTTGGCGACGGTTTCGATATAGGTCAGGTTGCCATCGGTCTTTTTGACGGCGAAGGGAAAACGTACATCATGACCGCTGATACCCTTGACGGTGTGGTTCTGCACGATATGGTCGGGCATGAGCCGCAGCAGGGTGCGTTCAACGCTGGCCCTGAAACGTGCATGATTGAATTTCGGCAGCCATTTTTCGTAACGGAAGGACAGGGAAAGCGCCAGTTTGGTCGCGTCAAACAGCGCATCTTGCAGGTCGTCCATGTTGCCGTGCGCCTGTATCTCGCCGCTGTCGTCAAACTGCGCGAAGTGGACACCGCCGGTTTCGTTGAGGCTGCGGATTTTGTCCTTGTTCAGCGTCGCGCCCATCGCGTCTGCCAGCATGGCATGGTCGGCGTGGTCGCGCAAATAAAAGCCTGTGCCGGTGAAGAACAGGGAGAAGGCAATACAGGTACCGTCATCGCCAAAGACGAACGGCGAGGATACGCGCGCAGCATTTTCACCCGCCTGAATCAGCTTCCAGGCGGTGAGCGCTTGCAGTTGTTCGGCAAAGTGTTTCATAGCGGCAGTGAATATTGTTCTCGTGGTACGGGTTTGACCCCGC